GCTATTGTGTACGCAGGGTACGCCTTTAGCAATGTGGGGCTTTATCTATTAGCAAAGTAGCTTATAAGTTACAAAGGCTCATGGGTGTTTAAAGCAAAGGGCGGGATTTCCTCTTCTTCTGTATCTTCTTCAAGTTCAATATCAAGTTCGTCAATTGCTTCATATTCAACTGCCCATTCATTTTCCTCTTGGAACTGGATAAATTCTTGAATGACTTGAATCTTCTCGAAGTCAAAGGTTTCAACTGTAATTTTCTCACCGCCTGTCCAACCAAATTCCATTTCAAATTTCATGATTTTCTCCTTATGCAACCAATTGTTGCAATGAAATATTAGGCTAAATTTATGTCAGTCAAGTGTCTTTTTGGGACTGGGGGTGTTATCAGGAACATTTACACACATCCATACTGATGCAAACTGTCCTCGACTAACTGGTTGCCACCTGTCTATGTAAGCACCCCACACATTAGGCATAGTTTTTTTTAAACTATTCTTAGGTGCTTGCAACAATTGTTCTAATTGTTTAAGTGTTAGTCCATCTTCTGATGTTTTTAACAGCTCTCTAATTTTTGCATGTCTAGAAGCTCTCATGTTATCTGACCCTTCTTAAAGGCTCTTGAAACTTCTCAGGAGGTGGAGGTAACATTTTCTCAGATGGCGGAGTCCATCCAAACTTTCTCCAAATAGCTTGAACGTCTGAACCTGAAGACCATTTAAAGTCTTTGTTTGCTACGGAGGGGTAGCTAATCTTTGAGTAAGGTGGTTTTTCTAACATATTGACAACTTTCTTTTTTAATGTTGTGGTACGTACAGGACAGTTGCGTCCTTGATTGCAGTTGTGATTGCAACAATCTGTACCATGACTTTTGAGTTTGCTCACGCCTTTACTCCCACTAGTTCTGGGAATGATTTATCAATTAATGCTTGAATTTTAAGACGAGAAATTGTTCTTTTTTCTGAGTCCTTAATAATTGTTTGAACATACCAGTGGTACTTTTTTTTTGTTTGAAGTTTAGCTAAGATACGTTTGCGATTACTTCTAATGTTCATTCTTTTTTCTCCTTAATATCGTAAAACCAATCATCACCCGCAGACCATTTGCGTGTTCCATCAACTGACCACATTCTTTTTGCAGCTTGGAAGTCAGGGTATTTTGTTTCTGCAGGTATTAGGCTCTGGTCATACCATAAACACCTGTTGTTAGGTTGTGTTGCAAACTGCCCATTGTCTAGTGCTATGAAGTTAAAACTCTTGTGTTCTTCAGACTGCTCTGTAAAACCTGTGTTTATATCCATACCATCAGCACAGAAATCAACAGTAAACAGGTACTTGCCAAAGTGCCACTCTCTGTCTTTACCTAAAAACTTTACACCCAGGTTACGTAAACCAATTTTTTCAACAATTGTGAACTGATAACCCATGCAATCCCATAGTTGTAGGACATCAATAGGCAAGTTACCAGTAACATCTGTGTGCCAAACATAAGCATGTATAGGCAGCTTGTCGTACAAAGCACCATAAGCAGGAAGAAGAGATTCAATACGAAACACTTGTCCTCGTAAAGCTTTAATGCTAACCCAAACTGCAGGTTCTAATTCTCCGTGTCCTTTATGGTCGTTGTATAAAAATTCTCTCTTAACAAAACATTTGATAGGAGGCAGTGAAGCAATAATATAGCTCATATGTATCTCATGATGTAGTCAGTCCAATGCTGTTTGTCTGAGAAGACACAAGCATCTAACTGGTTTTTAGCTGCCCAGTCTAAGTAGGTAGTCTTACTCTTCTTGGACAGTCCCTGGTTACGCTGCAACACATATAAAATCTTTATGTGTGGGTGTTGTTGGCTAATTAACACAGCCTTTTTTCTATCTGCTCCTGTCCATAGACCCTTAGTTTCTATGTAAATGTTCTCAGTAACAGTAAAGTCAGGTGTGTATGTGTGGTTGCTTGCAGGTATGGTGTACTTAATCTTGTCGGTTTCGTAAGATAAACTCCACCCCTTTTCTTTGCAAGCAGCTTGAAACTTTACTTCCAAACCACTACGATACCCTGAAGGGTTGTGTCTCTTAGGTCTTGGCATTACGACTAGCTCTCACTTGCATAAATGCTTCTGCCCAATTGAAAGCAGACTCAACTACTTTTGTAGCAGTAGTCTGCCCATCTCCAATCATTGTTAATACAGCATCTTTAGTTGCCAGATCGCTAAGAATTGCTATAGCCACATACTCTTTCATAGTCATGTGTTGCATGTTGATGTCTTGTGTCATTGTTGTTCCTGTTGTTGTGTTGCCTCCTCGCCTTGGGGCGAGTCAGTTGTTGTTGCTGCCACCTGCGGTGGTTGCCAACTGTCGTTGGGTTTCTGCCAGATGTATAACAGCTGTAGGTTAAGGTGATAGCGTTCATCATCGTTATAGAGTTCACGGCACTTCTCATACCACTCTTCTTCAGTGAAAAGCTCTGCTAAAGCTTTACCTGCTTTTACTGGGCCAATGCCAGCTACCCCGATAATGTTGTCACTCTTATCACCAATCAAACTCTGAAGATAAAGAAACTTTTTACCCTGTTCTGTATCTACTTGTTGTGCTTCCTTCTTAACAAAGTTGTAATGTCTACCTGGGATTTGTAATAAGTCTTTATCTATGCTGCAGATAACTGTGGTACTACCTTCTTTGTCTTGGTCAATACCCATTTGATCGTCAGCTTCCCATCCATTGCAGATGATTGCTTTGTGTTGTGTTACTAGGAACTCTCGTACTGCTTGCCAATGATCTGGCTTTTCTTCTGGTCTGTGCGCTTTGTAGGTAGGTGTTAGCTCTCTACGAAAGTTGTTTGATCCTGTTAGGTACACTTGGTAGTCTGTAGCTCCAGTTTCTTCTAGTATGTCTTGGATCATTTTGTCAGCTCTTGCTAGAGCTACCCAAGTTTCTTCTCCAATTGCACTACAAGCACCCCTGAATACCACGATGTCACCATCTATCAATGCTCTCATAAACTATCTCCTGTATTGGTATTAAAAAAAGTAAGGACCTCGATTTGGTTTTGTCTAGGTAGGGGAGAAAGCCAGAAAATCCCTACAGAAACATCCTCGAATGCTGGCTTAACAGCCCTTACAAACCCACATGGCAACTACACTAGGGGATTAGTTTCATCTTCTTGAATTGCTTCCATCATATCAATATCACCTGCTGTATAAGCCTCAAACTTACGAGCAAGTTTAATAACAAAGTCTAAGTTCTCTGCTTCCAACTCAAATGGTTTACCGCCACGAGCTGCAATGTAAATGTCTGTAGCCCGTGCTAAAGCATTCTGACGAACAATAGCTCTGTCACCATGCAATGCTGGGATAGGAAATACCTTATCTTTATAACCGCCAAACGTTTTAACTTGAGGAGCTGCTGACGCAGTTGGTGGTGCGCTACTAGTAACAGCAGTAGTAGCTCCTCTTCGGAGAACAGTTACTGCTTTAGTCTCTAAACCATAAGCACCTGTGTTGCCATCAAATTCTACTTCATCACCAGCATTTGCGTTGTGATTTTTAAACCCACACTTAACCCAACCGCCATTAATCTTAATTGAATAGGTGGGTTTAGTGCCAAATTTAGTTGTCACATCTTTTGTAGAAACTGCTTCTACGATACCTGTTTGCATTGTCATACGATTTCTTTCATATCAAACCAATTAATACCAACTGATGCTCCTGCATTGAGCTTGAGAGCCAGTGGCTTCTTAAACATATCTTCAAAATAACTGTGTGTCTGCTTCAATATTTCTATAATCTCCTTTAAAAATGGCTCTACTGAGTCTAACTTTACATCAAACATTAGAGAATCGTGAATGGTGTTAACCATTTTTACATCATCTCTGTTTTTTAGCTGCCTGAAGATAATACCCAACATCATTGGAACAATATCACCAGTAGCTAGACCTTGTATAGGATAATTTTTCAATTCAGTTGGACTGAAATTGTAGGTTCTTGCAGACCATGAACTATCGCTATAGTATTCTTTAAAGCAAAATTTACGCCCAGTCTCTGTGAATAAAATGTACGTCTTAACTTTTTCTCTAAAGCCATCGTCATCAAATCCATAAGTAGACTTAGCCTCAACTTCTTCTGCAAAGTTCTTGTGCCAATCAGCTACACCTGAGTAACGAGTGTAGAACACATCAACAAACTTCTTAGCCTCATCAATGCTGCAGCCAGCTTGTTTGCTAATGGCTTTAGCCCCTGCACCATAGATCAATTGGAACGTTCTAGCCTTGAATGGCTTACGTTCTTCTTTGGTTGGATACCTACCAAACATATCTTTGTACAGTTCAGAGTGAATGTCTTTGCCAGATGAGATGTCATGTATCAGTTGCAAGTCCTTAGTAACGTGAGCAAGAGCAACAACCTCAAGCTGATTAAAGTCAACCTCAACAATCACACCATCTTTAAACCTTGATGTAAAGATTTGTTTGATTGGGTTATTGCTGATGTTCTGCAAGTTAGGATTGGTTGAAGACAAACGACCTGTAACAGTTGCTGTGTGATTCAACTTACCATGTATGAAGTCTCCAATGATGTGCTTACTCAAGCCTTGTACATACGTAGAGAGTTGTTTTGATAACTCACGATATTTCAACAGTGCATTGATAATTGCAATTGCTTTAGGATCAAATGTGTGCTTCAACATATCATTGAGCACAGCATCATCTACTGACACCTGACCTGTCTTTTCAGATACTTTATCTGGGTCTGGTACATAACGAATGAATGGTTCTATTTTGATTTTCTTTTCTACTTGTTTGTATTTAGTGTTGCCGTTTTTGTAGACACCAACTTCTTCTTTGACTTTTACTTTCTTAGTACCACCAAAGAAAAACTGTGACCATTGCTTAGGACTGTTGATGTCTTCAATAAGATGATCTTCAGCTAACTCTTGCAAGTCAAGTTTTACTTCAACATATTTGTTTACAACTTCAACTGTGTAGTTATCAAGTCTTGCCTTATCAATGTGCAAACCAT